GGCGCCGAAGGAGCCCAATCCCACGGCGAACATGCAGGAGCTGTCGCAGATCAACCAGGAGCGCGCCGCCAAGGGCCAGCCGCCGTTGAGCCTTGAGGAATATCTGCAATCGAAGAAGGGCAATGGGATCACTGTCGGCCCGGATGGAACGGTGCAGATCGGCGGCCCCCCGGGCAAGCTGACGGAACAGCAATCGAAGGATGTGGGCTTCTATAACCGGGCGTCTCAGGTCGGGCCGTTGCTGGACAGCATGGACGCCGCGCTTGTGAATTTCACTTCAGAAAAAGGAAGCCGCGTTCCGGTTGTTGGCAACTATCTTCAATCAGACGGCTATCGGCAGGCATCACAGGCGGCGAACGAATTCTTGCTTGCCCTATTGCGCAAGGATACAGGCGCGGCAGTGACTGACGGCGAAATGGTGCTTTATGGCGGCACCTATCTGCCGCGTGCTGGCGATGACGAAGCCACGGTGAAGCAGAAGCGGGAGGCGCGTGCGCGTGCCGTTGAAGGCATCCGCATGGGTCTTGGCCCTGCGCAAATCCTGTTCAGGGAGCGGGAGGCACAGAAGCAGGGGGCTGGTAGCGCAGCACCGGAGATGGCAGGGGTGCCTGTTGCTCAGGATACCGCCGTCGATCCTGCAAACCCCCAGCCGGGCGACATTGTAATGGGTTACAGGTTCAAGGGTGGCGACAGGCGCGACCGGAACAACTGGGAAGAGGTGAAATAATGGCTTCTCTCAAGCCTTGGGAAATCCCGGACGCGCCCGCGAAGCAGGGCGGCACTTTGCCGTGGGAGGCAGGGCCGCCGATGACGGCAGCCGAGGAATACGCCGCGCTTCCGTGGTACGGACAGGCCGCGCAGGCCGCAGATGACACGGCGCGGTTCCTCGCCAACGGCATGACGCTCGGCTTTGCCGACAAGATTGCTGGTTACCTCGGAGGAGAAGGCACCGAAGCTGAACGGGCGAAAACGGCGCGGGCGAAGGAACGGGCGGGGCGCGCGGCTGACTTTACTGATTTTGTCGGCTCCCTAGTGCCAGTTGGGGCGGTCGCTAGATCGCCCATTGCCGCAGCGCGTGTCATACCACAGTCTGCAAACGGGCTGAAAGGATTTGCTTATCGTTCACTGGCTACTGGTGCTGACGGCAGCTTGATCGGGAGCATTCAGGCGATGGGGCATGACACAGACCCCGTCACGGGCGCTCTGCTTGGCTTTGGTGCTGGTGTCGTTGGCAATGCGGCTGGCGAGGCGTTGACCGCTGGTGCGTCAAAAGTGCTCGGGGCGCTCAACAAGCCTGTTCCGACGATGACGGCTGAGGAATTGAAGGCTGCCGGGGCCAAGGCCTATCAGGACGCGGAAAACGCAGGCGTAATCTTCAAGCCCGAGGCCGTGGATCGCCTTCGTCAGACCGTCTACGACGACTTTGCGGAGTTCGGCTTCCACCCCCAAAACCAGCCTGGGGCTGGGGTAGCCTATAATGAGCTTGCGCGACTGGCCGAAGGTGGGAACGTTTCTCTAAAAGGTTTGGATACGGCGCGGAAGGTGGCCCAAGGAGGGTTCAATCCCACCAATCCAAGCAACAATGCGCTTATTGGGAAGATGACGGAGCGCATCGACGATCTGGCAACCAAGGCTACCGCCGACGATGTTTTGACGGGCGATGCGCAGGCGGCAGCGGCTGCCTTGAAGCAGGGGCGCGATTACTGGTCTCGCTTCCGCAAGCTGGAGAAGGTGGACGAGCTGCTTGCGCGTGCCGGACTCAACGCGGGTTCGACGGGATCGGGCGGCAACATCGAGAACGCGACCCGGCAGCAACTCAAGCGGCTGTTAACCGACAAGAAACTGACGCGCGGGTTCACGCCGGACGAGACCGAAGCCATCCGCAAGGCGGTGCTCGGGACGCCTGCGCAGAACGCGCTTCGCCTCGCCGGTAAGCTTTCACCTGGCGGGAACGGCCTTATGATGGCGCTCGGCGGCGCAACCACTGCCCTCAATCCAGCAATCGGCATTCCCGCGATGGCGCTCGGTTATGGCGCGAAAAAGACGGCGGAGGCCATGACCTCGCGCAATGCCGACATGGTAAAAAAGCTGATTGCTGCAGGAGGCTCGAAATCAGCCCTTGAGGGGCCGAAGAATTCGCTTCAGAGACTTACCGAGTCTCAGCGCCAAGCCATTGTCAACGCTTTGCTCGCCGGGGGGCTTGTCGCGGGTGGGAAGTGACAACCAGCCGACAAAAACTATGGCTCCAATAAACATGGCGGTGTCAGCTGGACCATGACCGCCGTTCAGCAAGCCAGAGATGCCGCCCGCGTTCCAAACTGCAAGTGCAAGCGCAGTCACAAAGATTGCGAACTTCTGGTATTGCCAACTATTTCGGTTCTCAGTTGTCACGCGTCATCTCCGTCCGAAACATTTGCAAAAATGTTCATCAAAAACACGCCCGCCGCGCCAGTTAAGAAACCGGCCCACATGACGGGAACACCTCTAACACCCGCGTAAAATGCCACGCATCCGCCAATCACTACAAACGTGAGGCGAGCGTAAGACATTACAAGACCCACCCCCAAAACGAGGAAGCGATCCAAAAACCGACGATTGCGCTGATGGCGACGACCGCGAGCTTTACCAACCCGCCCGGAACAAAAATCGGTTCGTTCTGCCCTTCCAAGTCACTCTCCCGCTCTTTCCTGCCATGACGCAAACCGGAGCCTGAACAAGAGGGTTCCGGAATGCCTTTCAACGGTTCAGGCGTCTATTCATTGCCCGCTGGCTCCATCGTGGCGGACGGCACGACAATCGATGCCGCAGACCATAACACACCTCTACTGGACGTGGAAACTGCCCTTTCGGCAACCGTCCTCAGAAATGGCGCCGCCCCATTCACCGGCAACCAGTCCATGGGCAACAACCGGCTGACAACGCTTGCAGCCGGAACAGCGGCAACTGATGCCGCCACCCTTCGACAGGCGCAATCCGGCGTTTCGGCCCAGGCCGTCACCGTCGGCGGCACGGTGAACGCCATAACGCTGACGTTCTCGCCGCCGTTCTCGACCTATGAGAATGGAATGCGTATCCGGTGGTTTTCGCCGGGGCCGAACACCGGGGCCGCGACTGTAAACGTAGACACCCTCGGGGCAAAGGACCTCCGCAAGGATGACGCGCAGCCGCTGGCAGCGGATGACCTGCCGCCTTCGGGAGCCCTGTGCGAGGCCGTTTACAACGGCACGCGATTCTTGATGGCGCGGACTGTGGTCTCCCCGACCGTCTATGTTCCCACTGGTGCGGTTATGCCATTTGCCGGGTCTTCCGCGCCATCGGGGTGGCTCCTATGCTTCGGGCAGGCGGTCAGCCGCACGGCTTACGCCGCGCTCTTCGCCGCAATCGGCACAGCGCATGGCGCAGGCGACGGGTCCACCACCTTCAACCTGCCCGACATGCGCGGCCGCGTGGCGGCGGGCAAGGACGACATGGGCGGCACCGACGCCGCGCGCCTCACCGCGACGCTCTCCGGCACGACCACCGCAGGCAGCGCCGTGGTGACGGGACTTTCAAGCACCGCGGGCCTTGCCGTTGGCATGCGGGCCATTGGCACGAATATCCCGGCTGGCGTAACGATTGCCAGCATAGACAGCACCACGCAGGTCACACTGTCCACCGGAACGGGCGTTACGGCGGGAACGGCAAACATCCGCTTCGCTATCGTCGACGGTATCACGCTCGGTTCCTCGGGCGGCGAAGACGTTAACAAGCTCACGACCGCCCAGATGCCACTGCACGGGCATCCTTTCCGCGCATCCTATGCGACCGCAGGCTCGGCCAGCTCCGACACCACGGGCGGCTTCCTGACCCGCACAACCAGCGCTTCATCGCAGGCGGCCTATTCCGGCGCGGTATCGAACGCGACGGGCCAGCAGATCGGCGGCGAAGGCGGCGGGCAGGCACACAACAACATTCAGCCCACGCTCGTCCTCAATTACATCATCAAGACGTGACGCGGCCCCATGACCTTCCACGAGTACATCCGCGCCGATCTCGTGAAGCCCTCAACCCGGCCACCCATCACAGAGGAGCCCGACGTGCATAGCTATGATCGTGAATTAGGCATCCTCTCCGCCAAAATGGCCGCCGTCGAATCCGATGTGGCCGAAATGCGAAAAGACGTACGCGACATGCGCGACACCATGAAAGACGCACTCGCCCAGACGCGCGGAGGCTGGCGCGTCGTCATGGCGGTGGGCGCGATCTTCACCGCAATAGGCGCAGGCCTCGCCAAGTTCATGCCCGTTCTCCTACAGGTGGCGAGGTAGGCTATGGAGGCAGAAAACGACAACCGCTGGCACCTGAGCCGGAGCGTGCCGATCGCCATGATCGGCGCCTTCGTGATGCAATCCGTCGTTTTCGTCTGGGTAGGCGCAAGCTGGAAACAGGCCGTAGACAACCGCCTAGACCAGCTCGAACGCGCCGACAATGAACGCAAGGGGCAGGAAGCCCGGCTCATCCGTCTTGAAGAGCGCCTTATGGCCGTGACGGACCTCCTTGAAAAGATCGATGCGCGGCTCGCGGAGCGGAGGCCATGAAAACCAACGCAAGCGGCCTCACCCTCATCAAGAAATGGGAGGGCTTGCGCCTCGATGCCTATACCTGCCCGGCAGGTGTGTGGACCATCGGCTACGGCCACACGTCAGCGGCGGGCCCGCCCGCTGTCTCACAGGGCATGAGGATCACCGAGGCGGAGGCCGAGTCCGTTCTCGTGCGCGACCTTGGCCGGTACGAGGCCGCCGTCTCGAAGGCCATCACCCGGCAGGCCACGGCCAACCAGTTCAGCGCCATGGTGTCGCTCTGCTTCAACATCGGGCCGGGGGCTTTTGCCGGTTCGACCCTCGTCAAGCGTTTCAACGCGGGCGATGAGCCGGGCGCGGCGGATGCCTTCCTGATGTGGCGCAAGGCGGGCGGCAAGGTGCTTCCCGGCCTGGAAGCAAGGCGGGCGGCCGAGCGCAAGCTGTTCCTTGCCGCAGGCGCGCCAGAGAAGCCCGCTGAGGCCGTTCCGCCTCCGCCCGCTACCCCTGCCGCGCCCAAGCCCGAAACGCCCGCCGAGCCCCTGCCGGAATCGCGCGGCGGCGGCATCGCCAAGCTGGTGCTCGGCGCGGTGGCCGCCCTTATCGCCGCGCTCGCCGCATGGATCATGAAAGGATAGCCGATGAAGCTCATTCCGGATTGGCGCGAGGCTTGGCGCTGGTTTTCCGTCCAGGCGCTGGCCGTCATCGCCGCGCTTCCGCTGGTGTGGCCGTCGCTGCCGGCAGACGTCAAGGCATGGGTGCCGCCTGAGTGGCAACCGTGGATCCTCGTGGCGCTGGCCCTTGGCGGCCTCGTGGGGCGGCTCGTCGACCAGGGCAAGCCCGCGTGATCGGGGCCATCGTCAAGCTGCTGACGGGCGGCCTCGTCGACAAGGTGCTCGACGGCTGGCAAGCCTATCTCCGGAAAGAGATCAGCGAGGCGGAATTCGAAAGCCGGGTCCGGATTGCGGCGGAGGAAGCCGGAGCGAGGATCAGCGGCGACGTGCAGGCCGCCCTGCGCGCCTCGCCCATCCTGCAGCGCGCGTGGGGCGCCGTGCTGTTCCTCCAGGTGTCGGTGCTGGTCTGGTATCAGATCGGCGCGCCCGCGTTTGAGGTGCTGACCGGAGCGGCCTGGCCCGATCCCGGCGTGTCGCTGGAATGGGCCTATCTGATCGTTGCGGCGATGATCGGGGCGGGGCCGCTGGTGTTCAGGCGGTAGGCCCCTTCAACGCGCGGATGGCGGCGGCGATGCGCTGTCCATCTATCTGACCATCTGTGAAGTCCGTGGTGCTTGCAATTTCATCCGCCACCCTCGCCGCCTCCTCCAGTGCATCAGCACGGGCGGCACGGAGAATGTCGTACCGGGTCCATGCCTTGCATGTCTGGCAGTCAGCATTGAATTCAGGGCAGCGAGGCCCCCAATAATCGTTTATCGCCTCGGCTATCTCATCAGCAGACATGAAGCATCTCCATAACCCAAGCCCCAAAAAGGAATACAGTCAGCAGCATAAGCGCGTCAGCGATCATCTTCCGGTGCTCACAGCAAGAAATAGGACAACACAAGGAACTGCAAAACCCACGGCGAAGCCTATTCCAAGGCTCAGAAAGTCAATGGTGATTGTCATGTGCGCGGCTCCTTCTGTGACATCGGCAGCACATATCCAGTTCCCTCAAGCGGGCCTCTGAATGTGTGGGGGAAAGCCCCCGGCCATGCGGCGAGGGCGGCTTTGATGGCAGAGGCTATGCCATCTTCATCGGCCACGATAGCCTTTGCAACAGCAAGGCGTGCCGCCTCCACCACCTCTGGCGGTATACGTATGTCACTCATGGCTATCTCCCTTCAGTGCGGCGCGGGCTTCGGTCAATGCCTCGTCAAGATATGCTTCCGACCAGTTGTACCCCCGCTTATTGATTTCATGCGCCACAGGATATGCCGCGCCAATGAACATCCTCAGCGCCAACCGCAGACGAGCGATCTCTGCGTGCAGTTCACCAACTGATCCGGCAGATGCAAGAAGTTGCGCTGCCGCTTTGTCATATGCTTTTTTCCACTGGTCACTCTGGGCCCGCAGCCGCTCGATCTCGTCGGCGGCTTCATCCATCAGGTCAATCGCTCCGATTGGAGGCTCAAATGCAAACTCGCTATATCGCAATTTCTTCACTAGTTTACTCATGGCTCTTTCCCTTCAGTGCGGCGGCGGCAACCTCGGCTGCCCATTGTCGGCCCCTGATGGCCCCGCCTTGCGAGTGTTCGTCGCACAGATCGGCAATGCGGATGAGTACCGCACGCAGCCGCTCGATCTCATCCGCCATCGCGGCAGCCTCCGCGCAATACTGCGTCGTGCCCTGATTGCGGGCGCAGCCGCCAGCACGCAGCCGTTCGATCTCGGCGGCGGCTTCACGCATTGAGGCCCGCCAAAGTCGAGTATTGAAGTCAGCGTCAGCTTGCGCCCGCAGCCTCTCCACTATGTCACTCATAAGCCTTTCTCCTGGCTGATACGGATTGATACAAAAACCCCTGAACAGATGCGAACGCAAAGCAAACGATAATCGAACGCAGCGCATGTAAATTCAATGACTTAAACACCGGAAGTTTTCTGGGGGGATAGGGGTCGCTGGTTCGAATCCAGTCGCTCCGACCATTTTCCGGGGTTTTGATACAGAAATGATACGGAAACCCTCATTCCGGCTTTCTGTGGTGTCCATAGACCCTCTCTATTGTTGACGCATCGGCACCCAAGACTTCCGCCGTCTCCCATATCGTCAGCGGCCTTGTCGCTGGCCGCGCCCCCTTGGCTTCCCGGCCCCATAGGAGCCAGCTTGCGCAAGTGTGGCGCAGGGTATGCGGGGTCACGTCTTCCCCCAGCCCTGCGGCCTTCCTGACAGTGTTCCAGGCGCGGCGCATCTTGGCTATAGAATTGCCTTGGTGGTGGATAACAAAGTCCACGCCTTTTCCATCCGCTTGCCTCCATCGTACCATTCGAGACGCAAGGAACGGCCCGACACGAACAGGCGGACGGCGTTTCGTGGTTTCTTTTTCAGCAGACCCCCTGCGAAAGACAACGCCTCTTGCAAGGTCAATATGTCCTCCGTGTTCCGAAGGTTCCCATTGAAGATTAAGCGCAGCCTCATGTCGTGTTCCTGTGTAGATGCCTATGAGAATGAACCGCGCAACGTGCGAATAGTCCGTCCGTTGTGTCGCTCCCTTCGCAGCCTTCCGGCCTTGCCTTGATAGGCGGCGACAAGCCTTGAGAAGCGCGGCGACCTCATCCCTTGTCAGCCACCTTTCGCGGCGACTTGTGGCCTTTGGCAGCGTGACCTTTGGCACGGCTTCCAGCGGACTTTCGCGGTGCCAGTGGTTTATTGCGGCCTGAAACGTCTTTAGTTCCTGCCGTGCCGTCGATGGCTTAACGGAGCCACCACGGGACGTTTTGCCAGTTGTCCGAAGGCTCAGATACTCGCGGCATGTTGATCCCTTTACATCTGCGAGGCTCTTGTCGCCCCAATACCCGTTCAACGCCTTCACATGGTACTTGATTGTTTCCCGGCTCGGACTGTCTGCCGGCAGATCGCGGAAGTATAGCATCAGCACATCCGCGCATCCGATGTTGCCTAGCTGCCGTTCGCCCGTGTCTGGGCGGTAACTGGCCGCGAGATAGTTTCGCAATGCTTGCTCTGCCCGTTCAACATCAGCGAGAGAGCATCCTGTGCTAATCTCCTTTGCTCCGTCACGGATGACATAGACGGGCGCTCTGCCCTTCTGCCTCTTGACGTAGAGCCTCGCGCCCTTGCTCGGTCGCGGCATTTCTCCCTCCACCTTTCAATATCGTCTTCAGTGACCATATACTGCCGCCCGATCAATTCGGCGTGCAATTCTCCCGCTCGGATAGCGGCTCTCAGCGTGTTCACCGTGGCCCCGCCGTGCGGGAAACATTCTTTCACGGCTACTGGTAAGGGCATCGGAGTCATCTCGGAACAACCTCGCCATTCATCTTGCGTTTCCACCGGCTCTTGCGTGATTCAGGAGGAGGGGCGCGGCATGGGCTAGGCCCTTCCCATTGCCCGGGCCATGGCCACGCTGCTGGCAGTCAGGCGCAGGAGGTCGGCAACGTCTCCCGCTTCCACCACTAGCTTTTCCGTATTGATGACGTTGCCTTTCCGGCCCTTTATCGCCGCCGCAAGCAGATCGGCACTCGTTTTGAGTGAGTAGCAGAATGAGAAGCCCACTATGACGATGGCCGCGAATGCCGGGTGGTTTTCTAGGATAACGGCAGCTCCAAGCAACGAACCAAGCCACAAGCCGCCGCGCGCCGCGTCGATGAAGAACCTCGCGCCCTTTTTGCGAAAGAACCTGGCGTAGTGCCGGCGGGCGCTCATCCCCGGTTCTCCGCTTCGACGCAAGCTCCGGCACGCTCGACCAGAGCTTTTTCATACTTCCGGGCTACTGCAGCCAGGTCGGTGTAAGTGGCTTTGCGGTCAACAAACTTGCGGACAATGGTCAGAAGCTCAGTCTGTAGCTGAAGGATATCGTTACTCATGCCACCGCCTCCCCCTTGTCGCCCTCGATGATCCTCACGAGGTCGCGGTCCTTCGCCTCGATCTCCTTCGCAACACCCGCCCGCATCGTCTCCAGCGTTGCGACCATGTTCACCGCCAGCGCGTGCAGCTCATCAATCCGCGCAATCAGCCGCTCGCCAAGCGCCTGGTTGTTCCGGCGCTCCGTCTCCAGATCGGCAATCAGTTTCGTGATGCTCACAGCTCAATAATCCTCTCGTTTGTGTGAACCCGCGTCACCGCGCGGGGCGGCTCGTAGTAATCGGCGCGCCACTCGGCGGGCTCCTCCGGCACGCGCCGCCAAAGGTGCGCCGTCGCGGCGATAATGATCCCCGCAAGCCCAATGCCCGCGGCAAGGCCAGTCCAGAAATCGACCGTCATTCAATCCTCCTCAAGATGTACGCGATCACCGCCGCGAACACGCAGCACCCCAGAACCAGCGCAGCCAGCGCGAAAATCGGGGAGAGGGTCATGGCGCGGGCTCCATGGCTTTATGAGGCTCTTCCATGAGCGCCGTCACGCGGATCACCGTCTCGGGTCTGAGCGAATAGCTTTTGCTGACGGTCTGAATGACGATCTGCGCGTCATCGCGCCAGACGATCCCGTTTAGCGCATCGCCCAAGAGCTTCATCACGTTGTCGGCGTCCGGGCGGCTCGTGAAATACTGCGAGCCGTACATGCGCCGCTTCTTCGCGCTCATCGACTTCGGCCAAGGCCAATAGGCCGCAACCGTGACTTCGAGCGGGCCTTCGAACGGAGGTCGGCCACCCATCGCAGCCGCGCCGATCTGGTTGATCGTCAGCTTGTTCCGCGCCTGCTCCGGGCTATCGAACCGGACTTTGCCGTTGGAGCGGGCGCGCTGCCATGCGGCGGGGCGGCCGGGGATGACAAAGCAAATAGTCGGCGGGAGGACACCGGAGGCACCACCCTCGCGCCCTCCCGCCTCTGCTGGCGCCCCGGGGGGGTCTAGCGCCAGCATAGAGTGTTCGATGTTCATGGCTTCACCTGCTGGGGGAAGCGCGGCGCGGTTCCGCCGCCCATGGATTGCGCCGCATCGCGGGGAAGGGCGCTGTTCTTGCCGATGATGATGAGGCGGGTCATATCAGCGGCCCAGCGTCAGATCTTCGGCGGCTGTCGCCTTGGCGATGGCGGCGCGGGTCAGCCCAAAGCATCTGCGCGCATTCGGATGAATCATTTCGTTGTCTTCAAGCGGTCCAAAGTGTTCCGCAAAAGCCTTCAACGCCTCCAGCAGATCAGGCGCGGCGGCGATGAGGCGGGCGTTGGCTTCGCTCATGTGCAGCCATGCGTCCTCGACGTCGCCTCGCCAGCCAACTGACAGCACCGTCGATTTGCTGCCAAGCGCTTGATAGGGGATAGGCTCAAAAATCCCTTGCCACCTGTTGCGCATTGTCGGCCCCTTCGGGCCATACCAAGGCTGAAGACGCCACGGGCCCGGTGTGTGCTTGCTCATCACAGCACCCCCGCGTGATAATCGGAACGGAGACCGGCGTTCGCGTAGCCAAGCTCACCGTCCTCGCGCAGCTTCTCGTAAAGCTTCTCTTCGATGTGGTTCTTGTCTGCGTGCTCGATCAGCGCGGGGCGAAGATAGTCAGGACACCAGACAGTGCCGACGACCTTGCGCGAGAAGCCGCCCTTCGCCTCGTCCCACACATGCGTTTCCGCGTCGAAGCGGAAATCGCGGATGTGCCAGCTGCCGCATTCGCCGTCCTCAATCTCGTATTCGATCTCTGCAACACAGTCCGCCTCGAATAGGCAGACCTTGCCGAGCATTGCGGTGATGGTGGTGGGGATAAGGGCCGTTCCCATGTGGTGCTCTCCTCTGTGGTGGTGAGGAGGAATATGCATTACGCACATTAAAACGTCAATAGGAAAAATGCGAAATGCATATTTTCTGTTCTCCACCACCGAATCGGGTGCTAGAAAGCAAAAGAGGCCCCGGTTTCGCGGGGCCTCTTTTGGAGAAATGGCTATGTCTTACAGGTGGAGGTCGCGGTTGGTAGGAATCGCGGGCTGTGTTACGTCAGGGCATGACTAAAGATGGCAACAAGTTGCCAGGGCAGATGCCTGATCTGTTCCGGTGGATCAAGGTTGGTCCGGGGATCGTGGGGCGAAACGTGCCAGTAGCCGTCGCGGTTTTCGCTGTCTTTGGGTTGGCAATTTGGCGGCTCGACAGTGACTTTCTGGTAATGGCTGCGCTGGCGGTCGTCGCTCTTTTGGCCTGCGCCTATTTTGCAGCTATGTTCTGGTACGCCAACAAGCACCCAGAGTTCTCCACGCTGGATGGGACAACCCTTGTCGACTATCGGCGCGCTCAGATGACCGCTAGTGAGCCAAGGATCATAGACGTAACGGACACCAGGATTACGGCAAACACTCCACCCCAAATCGAGAGCACGGAGTGATGATTTACCGCCTTCAGGTCGTCAGCATCGTGCCTGCTCCGCAGAGCTTGCCCGTCGCCATGGGTGACAAGGCGGCAACGGAGGCCGGGGACTGGATCCGCCTCAACGTCATGACTTGGTTGATTTGGACGGCGAAGACCACGCAAGAAACGTCCGACGTCTTCCGACGTTATTTGGGTGCGAACGATCTAATTGTTGTCATTTATGCCAACCCCAAGGAAGCGGCCGGGTGGGCACCACAGTGGGTCTGGAATTGGATAAATTCCAAGGCCATGCTGCACATCCCTCACTGAGCATTGACCGGCCTTAGGTGGCGCTGCTGGGGCCAGTCAATAGCCGGCCTGAACTTCGATCTGCTCGACGCAGGTCTGCACCAGCTTGTGCGGTCGGCTTGTAGGCCATGCGTCATCCGTCAGCTCTGCGCTGGCGATTTCGCTCACCGGCATGCAGCGCCACTGTCCCCCATCAGGCAGGGCGCTCTTGCTTCCGTCCCCACACTCGAAGGCCAGAACGCGCTGCGCTCCCTTCTTGCGACCGAGAACATAAGGGCACACGTCCCGGTGATAGCCTTGGAAAAACACGCGGACTGTGCGTCTCATAAGGATCGCCTGCCTCAAAACATTGTAGACCAAAGATGCCTCCATGGTTGACCATGGGTTAACCCGAGTCGCTTCACCCGCCAATCGCTTGTAGTCGCCCTATGTTCTTCTTCGCCCTGACCCTTCAGGCCCTCGTGCTCTCGATCACCGATGGCGACACCATCACGGTTCAGGCTGGGAGCGGGGTGGAATCCGTCCGGATCGAGAACATCGATACCCCTGAAATGCCGCCCAAGGCCAAGTGCGCCAGCGAAGAAGCTAGAGCCCTTGCGGCAAAGGCCGCCATGGAGGCGCTGGCCCCGCCCGGCAGCGTCGTGGTGCTGCACATCGGGAAGCGGCAGCGCGACCGCTACGGGCGCCTTCTGGCGCGGATCGAGCTTCCGGGCGGTGCAGATGCCGGGCAGATGCTCATTGACACTGGACTCGCCCGCCCGTGGCGCGGAAAGCGTATGTCCTGGTGCGCGCTTTCCAACTAACGTTTTCACATTGCAAAAGCTCTGCAACGGCGTAATATGACGTTACGTCAACCTGTGAGTGGAGTATGTCATGTACCGTGAGCGCGACGTCATCCCCGTTCTCGATCCCGAACAGCGCGAATTGTGGCAAAAGGTGTTGCCGAGGCTATTGGAAGCGCTGGGCAGGCTGAAGCCGCTCCAAAACGGCGGCTTGGAAGCGAAGCTCCTTAGCGGCGGCAAGAACGAGCAGGGAGGCTGACAATCGACGCGCTGGCGGCGTGACCTTCTCGAAAAAAAGAAGGTTCGCCGCCTCACATCTTGCTAACCCGGCCCGTTACGCGCCCGATAATCCGCACGTCATCCGCCCGCAGGGTGTAAGCCTCGTGGTGCTTGTTGTCTGAGATGATCCTGATTTCAGGCGGCTCCGAGCGGCGGATCAGTTGCAGCCGCTTCACAAGAGGCCCGTCGCCCTCGTCGATCACGTAAACCCCATCCGGCACAGGGCGCGCATGCACGGTGTCAATAATTACCCTGTCGCCGGATTCCAGGGTAGGGGACATGCTGTCACCAACCACCTCAAGCACTATGATGGCGCCTGGCTGCGCGTGCAGCTCGTGCCGCAGGAAAGCCGAGGGAAAGACCCACTCTGAAACAACCTTGTGACCCACGTAGCTCCCGCCGCGCTGTAACGTGACGACCTCATGGTCGCCGACGCTTCCACTGCCAGCGCCTGCCCTAGCGTCAACCTCTGGTATGGCGTTTGGTAAATCGCCCCTGTAGCCCTCGAGCGTTGTTGACCCATTGTGCTCCCGGTGCTGGTCGGCTGAGAGGCTGCGAGCAATGTCTTCGGACGAAAGGTGGTCGTGTTCGACCTGGGGGCCGGAGCCTTCGCCGGTCAGAAGCCAACCTTCGCTTACTCGGAAAGCTGTTGCATATTTTGCAGACTGGCGGCCGATGCCGCGGTGCCCTTGCTCGTGCTGGATGTAGGTTTCGTATTTCCAGCCGAAGAAGCGCGCGGCGTCCTTCGGGTTCTTAAACCCCCGCGCGCGCCGTGCTTGTTCGAGCCTCTTTGCGGGCTCTGGCCGGTCATCAAAACTCATACTTGGCAAATTGCATACCTTCGATATGCATTTCGACTTGACGAGACTATGTGCGTTATGCATATTCCCTCGCATGACGACGAAAATTGACATCAAGGCTTTGCGGGTGGCGCGGCAGTGGACGCAGGACGAAATGGCCGCGCACTTCGGCGTGGACAAAGCAACGGTCTGGCGTTGGGAGAATGTTGGCATTCCCCAGCGCGGCGCATCCCGCAAAGCTCTCGAACGTGAGTTCAAGTTGGTCAGCGAAGCGGAAGCCTCGCCATGACCCATTCGCCAACACCGCTGACAGGCCGGTCCATGTCTGTCGTTTCCTCCCTGGAACTGCCGGGGCTTCGGCCCCGGCTTTTTTCACTAAGTCATGAGGCTTTTCGTGCGCAGTAAAACCGATTGCAGCGAAACGGTGATCGCCGAGGCAAAGACGCTCGCAAGCTTTCTCATCGATTGGGAGCGCGGGCAGGGCATTCACGACATTGAGAATGCCATTCACCGCGCCTCGACCCGCTGGGGCATCGATGAGGGCGCGCTGAAATCTCTCCGCTATCGCTGGCGGGAACTGCGCGACGTCAAGGCATCGCTGCTCGAACGCATGCGCGAGGCCTACGAAACCATCTACGAGCGCCAGCGCCGCCAAGCCATCATCGAGCGCGACATCGAAAACACCATCTCACGCGGCGGTGCCCGTGGGGCGCAGGAAGGGGAGGCGGTTTCCTCCGCCGCCTCCTCGACCCTTCCCGCCCGCTCAAACCTTTCCCGGGCCGATGCTCTTGCCCGCGAAACAGCCGCGCATGTGCCCGGCTGAACTTAAACAGGAATAGGAACAGAATGGCTATTTCACTTGCATCACTTCGGCGCGCATCGGTCACGCTGCCGCCCCTCATGCTCGTCTACGGCACGGCGGGCATGGGCAAGACCTCGCTCGCCCTTCAAGCGCCGGATGCTGTTTACGTCCAGATCGCGCCCGAACGCCCGCCGTCCGACGCCGTGCCGAACGGCTTTGGCGAACTCACCGAATATGCCCAGGTCATCGAGGCGCTTGGCGCGCTCTATTCCGAAGGTCACGATTACAAGACCGTGATCATCGACAGCATGGACGCGCTGGAGCCGCTGATCTGGCGCGAGACGTGCCTGCGCAATCAGTGGAAGGACATTGAACAGCCGGGTTACGGTAAGGGCTATCTGGCCGCCGATCACGTCTGGCGCGAACTGATCGCGGGTTGCGATGCGCTCCGCCGCGACCGGGGAATGCAGGTCATTTGGCTGGCGCTGGCCGAAGCCTCGAACCATGAGGAACCCGGCGCCCAGCCATACAAGCGCTATGACCTCAAGCTGCACAAGCGGGCCGAAGGTTTGCTAACTCAGGCCGCTGACGCCGTGCTCTTCATCAATACCAAGGTTGTGATCAAGGAAACCGAGGCGGGCTTCGGCAAGAAGAACACTCATGCCGAGGGCGGCGGCACCCGCTGGCTCTTCACCGATGGCCGCCCCGCCTTCGTGGCCAAGAACCGCTTCAACATGCCGGACGCCATTCCGCTGCCCAAGGGCGAGGCGTGGTCCGCGATCTCCAAGTATCTCCCCGGCGCGGCTCACGTGCCGGTCGAGAAGGCCGCGTAAGCGGAAACGGAAACCGGAAACCCCAACAG